CAAATAGTGCATTTAGACCTGGTTCTAGTTCTTTGACTAGCTGTGATCGTGATATTGCCATAGTTTAAATACTCCTATTATACTGCACTTGAGAGGAACAAATTAGCACGAGCGCTTGCAACAACAATAAAATTACATCCAGCCGCTGAAACATCATTATTTTCAGGGTCTTCTGCAGATCTTAACAATCTAAACATGTAGCCGTCATTGTCGGCAGCTACGTTCAGAGTTGCCACAGATTGCCCGCTTACTGCGTTGGCAAGTGTGTTGTTGTTAGGGTTCATTCTAAAGCCTGTACTTGCCATTGTTACTGCGGCATCCGCTTTACAAATATATTCTTGAAAAGGGTTGTCGTTCACAAAAGCAAATCCGTCGGTACTGTTTGCATCCGTATTAGGATTAGCAGCAAAAGATGTACTCGCTGCTACATTGTTTGCCCAAGTTGGTTTGTTTGTAGTGTTCGCAATATAAAATGCGCCATTAAAAACTCCAATAAGGGGAGCCGCCGATACTGGTGAGTCAACATTGTAAGATGCTCCTCCAGTTCCGCCGTCGTCAGTTGTAGCAGGAGTTGCGTCTTGTACATAACCTTGGTCACCACTTGAATCTTGAAGTGATACCGGGTCATTTTGTACAATCGCAATACCTAAGCCGCTTTTGATTTTGTACTTTGATTCTCCAGATGTTGCTGGTGTATTACCAAGCGCCATCACAGGAACAAAGCCAAAACCAGTAGTCGAAGCATTAGCCATAATTGTTCTCCTTTGTTTACAGATTTTAATCTGTAAACGGTTAGCTTAAAAAATCGATGATAGGGAATTGGTTGTTATCCCGAGAAAATTAGCTTTTCTTTGTACCACCGAAGGTTACACGAGACTGCCTGTCAACATTGATAGGCATACTCTTATGTTGCTCCCTCATTAGATCGTTTTCAATTGCTTCATCCATTCCATCCGCACGTTTTTTAACATACGCTGTTCTGGCTTTTGCGATCTCGTCGGGTACCTTTGCAAGCAAAAGGCCACCAACCCCAATTACCCCCTTGTATTTTCCAGTGTCTAACACTGGGTAATCAGAAGCATTCTCGACTTCTTCGGCTCTAACTAATTCATAACCAGATCTTAATCTGCCTTGAATATTTTTAGAATCTTCGAAGCCCATAGATTCTGCTCTGATCCATCTGTACCTGAATCCATCAGGCGCAGGGGGTGCATCTAGAGAAGATGGAGGAACCCACACTTTTGGTCTTTCAGTTTTTGACCGTGTTTGGTTCGCACGAGAAGTTTTTTGTTCATCTTTTTTCATACGCTTATACCTCCTTCGTGAGTTGTCGTAATTGTTTTGCGTAGTCTTCGAGTGGCACACCTAATTTTTTCGCAATAGCGACTTGTGAAGGTGTGAGTTTCACAGTTTTGCGGCCAGGTTTTACACTTCTATTCGCTGAAGCCACCGACTGAACGGGTTTGGCCGTTTGTATAGTTTCACTTTTACCAAACTTATGAGGAAAGTCAACACGTATTCTTTTATTAACTTCTTCATAATACTCATCCGACTTAGGATCATAACCCTCTTTTTCCACTAAATCCTTGTGAATTTCAAAGGCTGTGAATGTCATAGCTCGGTCTTGACCAAACCATGAATTTTCAGCTGCCCATGATTCCGCTTTAGGATCACTTGGTTGAGCAGGTAATGATGACGGAGTTTGTGTTGGTAATTTACCACCGTCAGATAACTTGACGTCTTCTGCACCTTCTTCTTTGCGTTGCTGCATTCTCGCATTCTCAAACGCTAACGTCGCAATTCGCTTATTGGCTTGAACTTGAGCTTCTGCATCGCCAGATTGAATAGCTGCGGCCAATTCTCGTTGCGCCGCATCCATACCGGTTTTAACATTAGTTTCAAATCTTTTCCAATAATCAGAGTCTAGTTTTGTAAACTTCCTCTGATCAAGTTGTCTTTGATTCTCCAAAGCTCTTGCGTATTCTGTTGCAGAATCCCTTTGTCTTTCTGCTTCACGCATTTTTCGAGTTAATTTAGAGATACGATTTTGTACCCCTTTGCTATATTCCTCTAGCTTAGAATCTTCTTGTTTCTGTTCCTTCTTTATTTCTTTAATTGTTTCTGGTTCTTGTTCCGTGGGTTGTGTTTCTTTCTCTTCGGTTAACGTAACTGTTGGTTCTTTTTCCTTCGTGTCTACGACGGACTCGTCTTTCTCCTCAGGCACATTTATCTCGGCGCCCGGACCAGACGTATCAATATCAACAGTTTTCTGTTCCTGTAACGACTCTTTAAATTTTTCGTCGCTTTTTGGTTCAGTAGGCATAGTTTCCTCCTATGTTGTTAAAATGCATGAAGAATATCTGTTGGATCCTTCACGGTTGCTAAAATTTCGTCATCATTAAGAAGACGAATTTCCCCACCTTCAATTTGAATACGCGATCCCGCGTATCGAGCAAAAACAACCCAATCGTTGATCTTGCACCATGGGCCTTCTGGATAACGTTCTTTATCGTTATAACATTGTGACCCCATTGCTAAGACTAATCCACATTGAGAGCCAATTTGTTGTCTCTCTAATGTACTTTCAGTCATTAACACTCCCCCTTTTGTTCTATCATTCATTTTAAATGGCAGAACAATAATTCTCCAACCCGTAGGTTGTGGTAATAATTTTTTTTGTTTTTTGTATTTTTCTTCTAAAGCGTATTTAGGTTCAGGCTTTTGGTTTGTCTGTTGAGTTTCCTTTTGGGATTTCAACGATGTTTCTTCTTTTTGTGTCATATGGCTCCTTCTCATCTAGCAGGTTAGAGATTTCCTGTTTCACTGATTCCAGTGCGTTTATCTGTCCAGTTATATACTTATATGTGTTCATGTTGTCAACCCCACCGGACGAAACCGAGATTGCTAACTGTTGTATGCGTCGATCTAAAGCTCGACGAAGCTTATAAATTATTTGTTCTAAATCCATACTTCCTTTCTGTAAATTTGTTAGATTTTTGGCATTTTAAAGCCAGGATTGCTATAATACTTTTGATAGCTTTTGTTTCCTACTTTGACTCCGCCTAAACTTCCATGAACATAACTTCCAATGTAAGGTTCCGTTACTCCACCTTCAGCCATGTTTTTTCTTTTAGTAATATTACTTAATATTTCAGCTTGTTTAGCATGTGCCTTTGATGCTTTTTTAAGTTTAGAAGCAACGTGTTTAATTTCTTTTTTCATTACTTTTTACGTTTCTTAGTTTTAGCTTTTTTCTTCTTTTTATTTTTTTTCTTTTTCTTAGCCATTATTTCCAGCCTTTCTTTGCAATTTTAGGTTTGCCTTTTATTAAACGTGCTGAAACTAAATTTCTCACATGAGTTACAGGAGATATTATAGTTTTAACAGCTTTATGAACTTGGCCACCTTTTTTAAGTTCTTTACGAATTCTATGTTTTTCGTCTCGTAAATTTCTTTTGCCTTTTCTAGTATATGCTCTTTCAGCATCTACTCGACCCAGTTCTTCTAGTCTGTTTTCTCTTCTAGTATTTGCCATTATGCTGCCTTCCTTTTCTTAGCCATTTTTTTAAAAGTCTTAGCTAAAGCTTTAGCACGTCCAGTGCAACCTTTTTTAGTTATCGGTGTACATTTACCTTTAGTGCCTCTTCGTTTAATTGAAGCCGTTGCTTTTTGAATCCATTTCTTATCTACTTTACCACCTTTTTTAAACCCAACTCTTCCCCCTTGGGCTAAGCCTTGTCTTAAAATGGGACTGTGACCTTTTATTGAAATATCTCCCATTATTTTTTACCTTTTGGTATATTTAATTTTTTTCTTTTTCTCTCAAGATCCCCGGATTGTCTAACAATAGAAGGCACAGATTTTTTGCCTTTTTGTTCTGATAAAACTTTAGTCGTATGAGGTCTTCCAAATCTTCTTACCCCTTCAGCCGTAGATTTTTGTAACCTTTCAAATGTCTTACGTGATTCTTTCAATCCACCCACACCAGGTTTAAATTTGATAGTGCCTGTTCCACTTGATCTAAGATTTTTACCTCTTTTAAGAGCTCTTCCAAAACCTCTTTTTGCTATTCCAAATATACTAGCCATAATTCCTACTTGTTAATTTTTTGGTTAGGACGTTTACCCCATTTTCCATAAGACTCATCTCTACGATCTTTCATAGATTGTTTCTTAGTGGATTCTTTTCCAGTACGCATTCCTAGAGATTCATCTTCTCTATCTTTGTAGCCTTGTTTTTTAACAGAGCCACCTTTTTTCTTCCCAGCTTTATAAGGGAATCTGGATTTATAAGGTCTTGTTCCAAAGTCGTTTCTCATATGTTTCTCCTAAATTGATTGTTATTATAATTAACTATAAAAAGCAATACTATTTCTTACCACCATTACGGAAGATCTGAGTACCCTTTATACCAAAAACGCTCGCCACGACGAGAATCCATAAATTTGTGAACCATTTTGGAAGGTTAGAAAAATACTCAAAAAAGATCTCTATCTTTTGCATAGCCGCTGGATCCTCTGTCCACACCGACCAAGCGAGCACCAGGATGGGGAGCGTAAGTATCGCCAAAACGATCTCGTCCTTGTAGTCGTTTTGCCGAGCTTCTAAAAGTTTGCCCTGGTAAGTTTCCTCACCTCGGGCCATACGTTCTGCATGCATCAATTGTGCATCAGACATAGCCATCTTTGTTTTCTGGCGGTTAGCATAAATTTTTCCACCAGCCTGCAAAGCAATCTTTGCTAAACTAAACCAGGCCATATTAGTACCAAGTTGCTTTTTGTTTTCTTGCTTTACCTGTACCTTTAACGTCGACGGTATATCCTTTACCAATATACACGCCTTTTCCTCTGAAACTTGAAAGACCTTTTGGATCCATTTCCAAATTTTCTTGTTCAGCAGGATTTACTACGTTTTTTGTCATCGTCAAAGGAACTTTTCCTTTTCGAGCAATAGTAGCAGGTTTCTGTTGTACGTTTTTAGTCATAATTTACTCCTTAATTGTTGTATACTACCTTTTCGGACCTTTCAAGGTCTTTACGTCTTTCGCTTTCATGCGATCAGACGTTAGTTTAGTTTCAGCGGACATAATTGACTTAGCAATCGCCGTATCAGCTCTTAAATGAGCTAAATCTTCGTTTTGTTCAAGCTTATCGTCCGTAATTTCTCTATTTTGGACTAATTTTGCCTTATCTAGGTTAATTCTAGCCTTAGTTTCTTCTTCTTTACGCTGATTTTCCATAGCTTTCAAGTCAACTTCTCTTGATTTTAACTTTAATAGAGGGTCATGATCAAATTGAGAAGTAATTCTTTTCTCTTCCTTCATGAATTCTTCAGTCATTTCAGCAATTAGAATAGCTTTTCTAGCTTCTATCTTTTGAGAGAGTTCTTGAAGCTGTTGTTGAGCTTGTGGATTCATAGTAGCAGCTTGTTGAAGTTGTGGAAGTAGTTGCATTTCTTCTCTAAACTCCAATTGGATCTGTTCTTGAGCCATTAATGAAATATGTTCAAGACAATTTTTCTGTAAAGCAGCCATAACAGGTGGATTATTTCTTACCATGTTAGTTGCCATAAAATTTAAGTGCGATGTAATATGCGCTCGGTGGTCTTGACCAGGAAATGCTTGGAACGGTTTTTGTGCCAATGCATCAATATTTTCCAAAGCCGGATCCTTGGGAAGAGGAGGCGGCGGTGGAGGTAATATCTGGTCAATATTTTTGACCCCGATTGCTTCATACATTTTACGATATGCTGCATATAAGTTATGCATTTGAGGATTCGACATCGCAAGTTGTAATTCTGTTTGTGCTAATGTAATTCTTTGAGACATAGAAAAAATATTTGGATCTGCTACAGGTAAAACATCAACTCTGTCATCAAAATCTTGTTGTTTAACATTTTTAGCAGCTCCAACCACATCATATGGATATTCTGGAGGTAAAAAAGTTGAAAATACTTTAGCGAGTAATTTAAATTCTTCCTTCATGGATACATAAAGTCGTTTATGAATAGCGGACATCACACGTGAACCTCTTTCAAGAAGAGCGATGGTAGTTCCAACCGCTGCTTGTTGATTTCCTTCACCCACTTGCATATCTGCAATAGCCGCGAATCTTTGACCTGCGGCAACCACAATACCCATAAGTTGTAAAAGAGTTTGAGAAGGTTCTTTATAAGGTAAATTAAAAAATGAATCTTTTAAATTTCCACCCGGTGCATCCACATCTCTCCATTCCCCTGGCTGAATTGGTTGCGCATCATCTCTAACACGCACACCTCTTTGTTTAAATCCAGCAGGTAAATTAGATAATGTTCCTGCATCTAATAATTGGCGGAGAGCAGCCGTTGCAGTTCTGCTCAAACCGCCAATCATATGAATGAGTCCAAATCCGTAAAATCCAAGTCCTGGCAGAAATTTGAAGTGGACAAAATATTGGATTTTCTTCTTCAATGGATCATTGGGCGCAAAGTTCCTTCTTATCGAAAGAACTTTTTGACTACCGTGCTCGATGGTTACGATATACGGTAATTTTACTCCTGTCGGTTCACCCGTTTCAGGATGTAAATCTTCAAATCCTTCTAAATCTAAATTCACATGACACTCGAGAAGAGTATACATGTTTTGCTCTCTTGTTGTTTTTTGTGTGCCTTCTAATTTACGTTCAGCATCTTTTAATCGGTCATCTGGTGGATAGGATGGAGGAGCAAGTTCAATATCAGAATAAAAACCAATAACTTGTTGTTTACGTAAATCATTTTCTGACATTTTAACAATATGAACAATTGCTTCTGCATCATCTAAAGAATTAGCCGTATAAGGAACAACTAAATCATCAGCAGGGACAAACTTGGATACGGCTCTTCCTAAAAGTTCATCATAATAAACTTTTTTAAAAGTCGATCCTGCTAAAGGTAAATGAAACAACATTGAATCAAATTCAGGTTCATATTCCTTCATTTGATCCAAGAGTTGATAATTCATAAAATCTTTAACTCTTTCAGCTTGTAATTGTCTTTGAGGATTGGATGCTCCAATAATTTGAGTTCTTACCGGTCCATCAGCTGGTAATAATTCTTTATAAGCTTGCGCTTGAAATTGCGT